AATATTAACTTAAATTAATTATCATTTTTTTATATATCATTAATAGTAATAAAAATAATTATATGAAATTATTATTGAAATTATAAAAAAAAATGATAATTTTATTTAAAGATTAAATTAAGAGATAAATATAAAATGAGTTTCCCAATTTTACCAAAGAATGTTGATGTATCTAAATTGAAATATTCAGAAGTTAGAACATTAGCATCTGGATCAAAAAGTATTTATGTTAATTATGGAACACAAAAACTAAGAATTCAAACTCCAGTTATGTATATGCCTTATGGTATCGGTGAAGGTTATGAAGATAAATCAAAACCCGAACTTAAAAAGACTACTGATAAGAAATATGATTTAACACTTTCATTCAAAGGTGATGATGAAAATCCTAAAATTAGAACTTTTCTCGATAAAATGCGTGAAATTGAAGCAGAGATTATTGATAAAGCATTTGAAAATCGTGAAGCGTGGTTTAAGGATGATTATGATGGAAATAAAGCATTTGTAGCGAGATTATTTTCATTGATGATTAAGACAGATAAAGATCCTAAGACAGGAAAAGTTGTTGGAAAATATCCACCAACAATGAGAGTTAAAATTCCATATGATAATCAAAATGATAAATTTAATTTTGATGTGTTCGATATGGAGAATACTGAAATTGATTTCCATACAATTATTAATAAATTAAAAGGTGGTAAAACACAATTAATTATTGAATTAACTGGAATCTGGCTGGCAGGTGGCAAATATGGATGCACATGGAAAGTTATTTCTGGCAAATTCCAATTATCTCAAAATAATCGACCAAAATTCATTGAAGACAGTGATACTGAGAAAATTAATGATGAGGAAGACGATGAGGAGGAAGAAGTATCAATTACAGCAGATTTAGCAGATGTTAAAGTTTCAAACAGTGATGAGGAAGACAATGGAGATAATCAAGACCAAAGTCAGGAAGAACCAAAACACGAGGAACCAAAGACAAAAGCTAAAAGAACTGCTAAAAAGAATACTTAAAAGAAAAATAAAATAATAGCTAAAAAAAAAGCCATTATTATTTTTGCTATTATTGATGGTTCATTTTTTTCATTTAATAATTTTAAAGAATTATTAAATAGCATATTTAAAATTTTAAACGCATAAGAACTAGAAAGCAGTAAATATAATATAAAACTATAAATAGCGGTTTTAAGTTTCATAACATATAAAAAATCAGGTAATTTTTTTTTTTGTTCTTTATTCATTATTCATAAGTAAATATAAAATTTCAGTAGAATTCATAATTAAATTATTAATAGGTATTGATATAAGTGTGGTAGATACTGGCATTTCAATATCAGACATCCATTCAGGAATATTATTATAAAAATCATCACTATATAATGCCATTGATTTTATAAAATTACAACATAAAATAAAATTATCATTTCCATTTTCAAATATCTTAATAACTTCTCTGGCAAAATCATAAAAAATTGTATTATCATTCATATTATTAAAATATTTTTCACTTTCATTATTTTCTCTAGAAACTAATTTAAATGTTTTAATAATATTCTTTATTTGTTTAGATGTTAATTTTAATAACCATCTTGGATCATTATAAAATCCTATCTTTTCTATTATTTGTGATACATCTGTAAATGCTTGTTGAATTGTATTCCATTCATATTTATTCACCGACTTCTTTTTATTTAATCTATTTCTATTGATGAAATAAATTAAATTTCTTATTGTCTCTTCTTTAAATTCCTGTTTTGTATATGGATTCCAACTTCCATTCGTATCTATGAAATATTTTAATTCTGTTGCTATAAAAAAATAATTTGTATCATTATTATCTTTATATATAAATAATTCATTTTTATCTAAATCATTTATATTATCTAATGTGAATGGGTCTTCAGTATTATTTAATATAATTGAAGGATGATATTTATATTTTTTAATAATGATATTTATAAAAAACTTATTAATAATTTTATATTTATCATAAAAATTTTTTTCAATATTATATGTATTTAAATTTAATAAATATGTCTTTTCTATAATATTATCAATATCATTTATTTTCATCATATCATCCAAATAATAATAATTAGAAAATAATGCTTTTAAACATCCCTTAAATATAAATTCTTTTGTATATATTTTATCATTATCATAGATATATTTAAAAATATTATATATTTCATATCTATTAATATCATCATATCCAATGGCTTTATTAATAATATCATATATGATATTATAATTATTTGAATGAATACTACAATAATTATTATATTTAGCATTAAAACAACAAGAAGAACAGGTATTGGGTAATCTGAAAATACATAAACTCATTTATTTTAATAATATAAATTAATCATTAAATAAGTTCTTCAGGTATTAAAACTCCCGCATTTAAATAACTAAAATAATTATAATATTTTCCATCTAATTCTATATATTTTTTATTATTCTTCATTACAACTTTTCCTTTATTTTTTTTCATAATTTGCATATTCTTATGTCTCATTATCTTATAATCATGATTAATATCATTTGTATATGAAAAATCATTTTTATTAACACCTAATGCCCATGTATAACATTTAAAAGTATTTGTAAGTGGTTTATTTTGTTTAGAATTAATAACACAATCAAATGAAGCACTCTTTAACATATTTAAAAATTTATTTATTATTAATTTCTTTTTATTAGCTGTCATTAATATATGTTCGTCAGTTGTTAATCCTTTATCATTCTTTTCAATATTAAAATCATTCTCTGCCTGTTTTTTTGTTAATTTCATTATATAACTAAATACCTGAACGTTTCTATCTTTCTTAGGTAATGCTTCGTGAGAGCATGAACGAATTGCTCTTCCTATAACTTGTTCTATACGCACATTATTCCAAAAAGGTTCAACTAATAATACTCTTCTAACATTTTTTAAGGATATACCTTCAGCGCCACTTTGTGTAATACAAAAAAATTTAACTAATTTTCCATATAATTGTTCGTGATTTTTTGGTAAAGATTTACGCATTTCATTAGTAATATCTTCAAAATTATTATTAAATAGGTTCATTAATAATTTAGTCTTTTCTTTATCTTGATCGAATATAACATATCTCTTATTATCATATTTGTCATCAAATATATCAGGATCTGCAAAATAATAATTATTATCTATTTTCTTTAATAATATTTGTTTATAACCTAATCTATTAAATACTTCTGATAATATTCCTAAACCTTCTAATGTTCTAAATGATGAATATATTAATACAGATCCAGGTGATTCTTCTACATCTATAACTATCTGTGCAAATTTTGGACTATAATGATTTTTTAAATTTTCAAAATCTAATGCATCACTTTTTAATAATTTATCCATCATTATTTTCATTTGATTATTATATTCATCATGAACATTAATATCATCATTTCTATTTATTATTATAACATCATCATTCTTTGATTTTATTTTAATTTCTTCTTCAATTACTTCTGCTTCTTTAACTTCTTCTTCTTCAATTACTTCTTCTTTAATTTCTTCTTCTTTAATTACTTCTTCTTTCTTTGTAGAAACTTTCTTTTTTAATAAATTTTCATATTCTTTAATTTTTAAATTTAGTTCTTTAGCTTTAGCAGTTAAATCTTTTAATTTGTCTTTTTCTTCTTTAGCTTTAGAAGTAATTTCTTTTGATTTTTTTTCAATTTCTTTAATTTCTTTAACTTTTAATTTTTTATCTTCTTTAGCTTTTTTAATAGTATCTTTGATATTGTCAGATTCTTCTTTTAATTTTTTAGTATTTTCTTTAATCATAGTTAATTCTTTCTTTAATTTCTTTTCTTCTTCTTTCATTTTCTTAATATCATCTTTTGATATTTCAATTGTTCCACCTTTAAAATCATCTTCATCATCATCACTATTCATAATTTTCATTAATTTATTAATATCTTTAGGATATACTCTTTCAATAGTTTCAGGAAAACTAAAATTACAAACAGCACGAGTAAAAGCACGATAAACAGAAGTATTTTCAGTAAATAATCCTTGTCCTTTTTTTTTCTTCAAATCTTGTTTAATTTCATAATTTCTAGCTTCAGCATAATTTTTAAATTGTGAATCAGTCATATATAATTCTCTTTTAATTTCAGGTAAAACAGTTGGAAAATTTTCATTTCCACTAATACTATAATAACTTACAGTTCCTAAAATTCTTCTTATAAATAAATCATCATTTTGCACTTTAGGATTATCTTCATCACTTACATCTAAGAAATATTTATTAAATTCTTCTTTATTATTTGGTAATGCACTAAAATTATGACTATAGAATTTACCATTAATTTTTATACCATTCATTAAATTTAATTCATCAATAATATTCTCAATCATATTAGAAGCTGTTCCTTTCCATTCAGTTTTATAAATTTCATTATTATCATCTCTTTTAAAACCATTAGGTAATAAAGATAATAATATCTTTCTATTTTCATTATCAATTGTAAATTCATCAATAATATTATTATATTTCTTATTTTGATTTATAAATTCATCATTTGTTAATATTTTAGAATTTTTTGCATAATTTAATTCATATACAATCATATAACCTCTAATAAGATTTATGAGAGTTGCTATTTCATATGGATTATTAATCATAGGCGTTCCTGATAATAATATTAATTTTGCATCTTTAGCAGCCATTAAATAACCATATATAGTTCTTGCTAAACTACTACCATTAACAACACGACTAATAAAATTATGTACTTCATCAATAATAATAAAACCATTATCAAAAGGCGATGGTCCTAATTGTTTTATTATATTAGGTGATAAACCATTATAACTAATAAATCTATATCTATTTTTAATAATATGGGATCTTGTTGCAGATATTAATAAATTATCATCAATAGTAGGTGTTTTTTTAATAATACTAGCACCTGGAATATCATTTTCATATAATGGAACCCAAACATATCCATCTTTTTTAATAATAGTAGATGTAATAGCATATTTAGATTTTAATATTTCCATTGTTTTTTGATTAGTTTTAGATATTTGTATTAAAGTCCAATCTTTTTTTAAATTTAAACCAATAGAACTAATTTTTAATATTTCATTTTCATAATTTATAGCTAATGATGCAGGACTTAATACAAAAATATTTTTCTTATTGATATATCCTTCAGCAGCTGCGATAGATGCACCTGATTTACCTGAACCTAATTCATGATATAATAATGCGCCTCTATAAGGACTATTAAATTGAAAATAATCTTTAATCACTCGTTGTTGAGGATATAATTTAATTGAAGAATCTTCTACTAATTCACATACATCATTAATACATTCGCATTTAGGTTTTTGAATATTAACTGTATATTTATCAGGATTAAAATTTTTAAAAATATTTTCATTATATCCTATTCTATTAGGTAATACCCATTTCATCCCATTTTCTTTAATACTACTAGAATAATTAATTACAGGTTTTTGATTTATAATATTAGATAATTCAATATAAATATCTGAATAATTCTTAGCAGTTAATTTATCACTATTTTTATCAATACATTCTATTTCAATTTCATAAATTTCATCAATTATATTATTTTTTGAAAAAGTTTTATTTGATGTAAAATTATTAACTATTGTAAAATCATACATATATAAACCATCATTTGATTTAAAGGAAATACTATTTTTAAGTCTAAAATTTTTTTCAACGGTAGAAAGATTTTTTAATAAATTTTTAATTAAATTATCATCAGTAATTTGATATTCATATTTAATATTAAATTTAAAATTATTAATTATTAATGATTTATAATCTTTAACTTGTTCTTTATTTAAAAATTCTTTAATCATTTTAGGAGTAATTTTATTAGTTTTATCATAATTATCAATATTCTTCTGATCTAATGTAATTCTATATTTTTTATTATTATTTTCAAAAATTATATCTAATGTAGTTTTTTCTTCATATTTAAGACCTTTATTTTTATAAATATCAATAATTTTTTCATATGTATCTTTAGATATAATCTCATTATATTTTAATTCCAATTCAATATTTTTATCTGATTTAAACAATGATATAATTTTATTTAATTTTTCAATATTTGCTGTATCCATCTTATTTATAATAACATAAATTATTATTATTTAATATAAATAAATGATAATATATATAATTAATGTCATTAAATATTATAATTGATAATCGAGAGACAAATTTATATAATAATATGATGGAAAGAGACCTAGATAAATATAATATAATTATAACAAAAAAACAATTAGATATTGGAGATATTCATATTACATTCAATGATATAAATTTCATATACGAAAGAAAAACAATGTATGATTTATTAAGTTCTATTAAAGATGGTAGATATAAAGAACAAAAATCAAGATTAATAGCAAATAATCCCAATAATATTAATTATATAATAGAGGGAACTGATATAATAGCATCTAATAATAGTCATAATCAACAATTATTGACAAGTGTATATTATAATTCTATTTATAGAGATAAGATTAATATATTCTTTACAAAAAATATAAATGATACTATAACATTATTATTATTAATATCAACAAAAATAATAGATAAACCTCAAAATTTTTCATCTAATTATGGGCGTTCAAATGATTATATTGATAATTGTAAAATAAAAACGAAAAAATGTGATAATATAGATAAAGAAACCTGTTATTTATTACAATTATCACAAATACCAGGAATATCTAAACAAATAGCTAAAAATATAAAAGAAATATATCCATCTTTAAATATCTTATTACAAGAATTAAATAAAGTAGAAAATCCTATTGAAGTTTTAATAAAAATACCAAATATAGGACAACAAAAAGCAACAAAGATAATTGAATATTTATTATAAAAAATTGATATAATCTTATTTATTTTTATTATTATTATGAGTATTAATAATAAATCACCTTTAAGATATCCAGGTGGTAAATCGAGAGCGTGTAAAATAATAGATGAAATAATAAATAAATATTTTGATATAAATAAATTTGATACAATAATATCACCATTTTTTGGAGGTGGTTCATTTGAATTTTATATGCAGAATAAATATAATTTAAAATTAATAGTTAATGATAAATTTACACCATTATATAATTTCTGGTTCCAGGTTAAAATTAATAAAAATGTATTATGTGAAGAATTACGAAAAATAACTATAATAACGAAAGAAGATTTTATGAATTATAGAAAAATAATAATGTCATTAAATGATAATTGTTTAGAACAAGCAATTTATTATTTTATTATAAATAGATGTTCTTTTAATGGTTCAACATTATCAGGAGGTTTTTCTTTAGAAGCAAGTAAAAAAAGATTTACAGAAACATCTATAAATAAAATAGCATTATTAGATTTTAGTAATATAGATATTTATAATTACGATTTTATTGATTTTATCAATGAAAATCATAATGAAAAACAATTATTATTTTTAGATCCACCATATTATTTAGAAAAGAAATCAAAATTATATGGAAATAATGGAGATATGCATGAGAATTTCAATCATCAATTCTTATTCGAATTGATAAAAACAAAAAAAAATTGGATAATGACATATAATAACTGTGATTATATTAAAAATCTCTATAAAGATTTTATTATAATAAATGTAAATTGGACTTATGGAATGAATACAGATAAAAAATCATCTGTATTCATTCCATAAGTCCAATTTACATTTATTATAATAAATGTAAATTGGACTTATGGAATGAATACAGATGATTTTTTATCTGTATTCATTCCATAAGTCCAATTTACATTTATTATAATAAAATCTTTATAGAGATTTTTAATATAATCACAGTTATTATATGTCATTATCCAATTTTTTTTTGTTTTTATCAATTCGAATAAGAATTGATGATTGAAATTCTCATGCATATCTCCATTATTTCCATATAATTTTGATTTCTTTTCTAAATAATATGGTGGATCTAAAAATAATAATTGTTTTTCATTATGATTTTCATTGATAAAATCAATAAAATCGTAATTATAAATATCTATATTACTAAAATCTAATAATGCTATTTTATTTATAGATGTTTCTGTAAATCTTTTTTTACTTGCTTCTAAAGAAAAACCTCCTGATAATGTTGAACCATTAAAAGAACATCTATTTATAATAAAATAATAAATTGCTTGTTCTAAACAATTATCATTTAATGACATTATTATTTTTCTATAATTCATAAAATCTTCTTTCGTTATTATAGTTATTTTTCGTAATTCTTCACATAATACATTTTTATTAATTTTAACCTGGAACCAGAAATTATATAATGGTGTAAATTTATCATTAACTATTAATTTTAAATTATATTTATTCTGCATATAAAATTCAAATGAACCACCTCCAAAAAATGGTGATATTATTGTATCAAATTTATTTATATCAAAATATTTATTTATTATTTCATCTATTATTTTACACGCTCTCGATTTACCACCTGGATATCTTAAAGGTGATTTATTATTAATACTCATAATAATAATAAAAATAAATAAGATTATATCAATTTTTTATAATAAATATTCAATTATCTTTGTTGCTTTTTGTTGTCCTATATTTGGTATTTTTATTAAAACTTCAATAGGATTTTCTACTTTATTTAATTCTTGTAATAAGATATTTAAAGATGGATATATTTCTTTTATATTTTTAGCTATTTGTTTAGATATTCCTGGTATTTGTGATAATTGTAATAAATAACAGGTTTCTTTATCTATATTATCACATTTTTTCGTTTTTATTTTACAATTATCAATATAATCATTTGAACGCCCATAATTAGATGAAAAATTTTGAGGTTTATCTATTATTTTTGTTGATATTAATAATAATAATGTTATAGTATCATTTATATTTTTTGTAAAGAATATATTAATCTTATCTCTATAAATAGAATTATAATATACACTTGTCAATAATTGTTGATTATGACTATTATTAGATGCTATTATATCAGTTCCCTCTATTATATAATTAATATTATTGGGATTATTTGCTATTAATCTTGATTTTTGTTCTTTATATCTACCATCTTTAATAGAACTTAATAAATCATACATTGTTTTTCTTTCGTATATGAAATTTATATCATTGAATGTAATATGAATATCTCCAATATCTAATTGTTTTTTTGTTATAATTATATTATATTTATCTAGGTCTCTTTCCATCATATTATTATATAAATTTGTCTCTCGATTATCAATTATAATATTTAATGACATTAATTATATATATTATCATTTATTTATATTAAATAATAATAATTTATGTTATTATAAATAAGATGGATACAGCAAATATTGAAAAATTAAATAAAATTATATCATTGTTTAAATCAGATAAAAATATTGAATTGGAATTAAAATATAATGAGATTATATCTAAAGATACATATGAAAAAATTATTGATATTTATAAAAATAAAGGTCTTAAATATGAAGAAAAAACTACATTAGATATAATTTTTGAAAATAATAATAAAAAATATAGAATTACATTAGATCAGAAGAATATTGATAATTATGATAAAACTAATAAAATTACTCCTAAAATGATTAAAGAATTTTTAAATAAAGAACAAGTTAAAGATTATAAATCATTAATAATTAATAATTTTAAATTTAATATTAAATATGAATATCAAATTACTGATGATAATTTAATTAAAAATTTATTAAAAAATCTTTCTACCGTTGAAAAAAATTTTAGACTTAAAAATAGTATTTCCTTTAAATCAAATGATGGTTTATATATGTATGATTTTACAATAGTTAATAATTTTACATCAAATAAAACTTTTTCAAAAAATAATATAATTGATGAAATTTATGAAATTGAAATAGAATGTATTGATAAAAATAGTGATAAATTAACTGCTAAGAATTATTCAGATATTTATATTGAATTATCTAATATTATAAATCAAAAACCTGTAATTAATTATTCTAGTAGTATTAAAGAAAATGGGATGAAATGGGTATTACCTAATAGAATAGGATATAATGAAAATATTTTTAAAAATTTTAATCCTGATAAATATACAGTTAATATTCAAAAACCTAAATGCGAATGTATTAATGATGTATGTGAATTAGTAGAAGATTCTTCAATTAAATTATATCCTCAACAACGAGTGATTAAAGATTATTTTCAATTTAATAGTCCTTATAGAGGCGCATTATTATATCATGAATTAGGTTCAGGTAAATCAGGTGCATCTATCGCAGCTGCTGAAGGATATATCAATAAGAAAAATATTTTTGTATTAAGTCCTGCATCATTAGCTATAAATTATGAAAATGAAATATTAAAAATTAGTTCTATTGGTTTAAATTTAAAAAAAGATTGGACTTTAATACAAATATCTAAAACTAATCAAAAAACAATGGAAATATTAAAATCTAAATATGCTATTACATCTACTATTATTAAAAAAGATGGATATGTTTGGGTTCCATTATATGAAAATGATATTCCAGGTGCTAGTATTATTAAAAAAACACCTACTATTGATGATAATTTATTAATATCTGCAACAAGATCCCATATTATTAAAAATAGATATAGATTTATTAGTTATAATGGTTTATCACCTAATATAATAAAACAATTAGGACCATCGCCTTTTGATAATGGTTTTATTATTATTGATGAAGTACATAATTTTATTAGTCGTGTTGTTAATGGTAGTAGTTTAGCAAGAACTATATATGGTTATTTAATGGCTGCTAAAGATGCAAAATTAATATTATTATCAGGAACGCCTATGATTAATAATCCATATGAAATAGCAACTCTCATAAATCTTATTAGAGGTTATATGATTGTATATGAATTAAATTATGCAAAAAATTCTAAAATATTAACAAATGATGAATTTATAAATCAAAATAAGAAATATAATAATATTATTGATGAATTTACAATTGATAATGAAAATAGAAAGATATTATTATCTTTATTACCTAATGGTTTTAAAAGAGATGATAATAATGAAATTTATAAAACTGAATGGAAAGGAACAGCTTCTAATATGATTGAGAATATTATTGATGAATTAAATTTAATGAATGGTATAAAAATTAATGGTAAATTCTATAGTCATAATTTTAGTGCATTACCAAATAATAAAGAAGAATTTAATAAATATTTCTTAGATGTAAGTGATGAAGATAATCCTAAAGTGCAAAATGATGATTTATTTATAAGAAGAATTTTAGGAACTGTAAGTTATTATAGTATTAGTGGAAATGAAAATTTTCCAACTGTTTTACCTGAAATTAAAAGAGAATTATATATGACTGATTCACAATTTAAAAATTATGCTGAAGCTAGAAATTATGAAATTAAACAAGATTTGAAGAAAAAAAAAGGACAAGGATTATTTACTGAAAATACTTCTGTTTATCGTGCTTTTACTCGTGCTGTTTGTAATTTTAGTTTTCCTGAAACTATTGAAAGAGTATATCCTAAAGATATTAATAAATTAATGAAAATTATGAATAGTGATGATGATGAAGATGATTTTAAAGGTGGAACAATTGAAATATCAAAAGATGATATTAAGAAAATGAAAGAAGAAGAAAAGAAATTAAAGAAAGAATTAACTATGATTAAAGAAAATACTAAAAAATTAAAAGAAGAATCTGACAATATCAAAGATACTATTAAAAAAGCTAAAGAAGATAAAAAATTAAAAGTTAAAGAAATTAAAGAAATTGAAAAAAAATCAAAAGAAATTACTTCTAAAGCTAAAGAAGAAAAAGACAAATTAAAAGATTTAACTGCTAAAGCTAAAGAACTAAATTTAAAAATTAAAGAATATGAAAATTTATTAAAAAAGAAAGTTTCTACAAAGAAAGAAGAAGTAATTAAAGAAGAAGAAATTAAAGAAGAAGTAATTGAAGAAGAAGAAGTTAAAGAAGCAGAAGTAATTGAAGAAGAAATTAAAATAAAATCAAAGAATGATGATGTTATAATAATAAATAGAAATGATGATATTAATGTTCATGATGAATATAATAATCAAATGAAAATAATGATGGATAAATTATTAAAAAGTGATGCATTAGATTTTGAAAATTTAAAAAATCATTATAGTCCAAAATTTGCACAGATAGTTATAGATGTAGAAGAATCACCTGGATCTGTATTAATATATTCATCATTTAGAACATTAGAAGGTTTAGGAATATTATCAGAAGTATTTAATAGATTAGGTTATAAACAAATATTATTAAAGAAAATAGATAATAATTATTATTTTGCAGATCCTGATATATTTGATGACAAATATGATAATAAGAGATATGTTATATTCGATCAAGATAAAGAAAAGACTAAATTATTAATGAACCTATTTAATAATAATTTTGAAGATATTACTAATGAAATGCGTAAATCTTTACCAAAAAATCACGAACAATTATATGGAAAATTAGTTAAATTTTTTTGTATTACACAAAGTGGCGCTGAAGGTATATCCTTAAAAAATGTTAGAAGAGTATTATTAGTTGAACCTTTTTGGAATAATGTGCGTATAGAACAAGTTATAGGAAGAGCAATTCGTTCATGCTCTCACGAAGCATTACCTAAGAAAGATAGAAACGTTCAGGTATTTAGTTATATAATGAAATTAACAAAAAAACAGGCAGAGAATGATTTTAATATTGAAAAGAATGATAAAGGATTAACAACTGACGAACATATATTAATGACAGCTAATAAAAAGAAATTAATAATAAATAAATTTTTAAATATGTTAAAGAGTGCTTCATTTGATTGTGTTATTAATTCTAAACAAAATAAACCACTTACAAATACTTTTAAATGTTATACATGGGCATTAGGTGTTAATAAAAATGATTTTTCATATACAAATGATATTAATCATGATTATAAGATAATGAGACATAAGAATATGCAAATTATGAAAAAAAATAAAGGAAAAGTTGTAATGAAGAATAATAAAAAATATATAGAATTAGATGGAAAATATTATAATTATTTTAGTTATTTAAATGCGGGAGTTTTAATACCTGAAGAACTTATTTAATGATTAATTTATATTATTAAAATAAATGAGTTTATGTATTTTCAGATTACCCAATACCTGTTCTTCTTGTTGTTTTAATGCTAAATATAATAATTATTGTAGTATTCATTCAAATAATTATAATATCATATATGATATTATTAATAAAGCCATTGGATATGATGATATTAATAGATATGAAATATATAATATTTTTAAATATATCTATGATAATGATAAAATATATACAAAAGAATTTATATTTAAGGGATGTTTAAAAGCATTATTTTCTAATTATTATTATTTGGATGATATGATGAAAATAAATGATATTGATAATATTATAGAAAAGACATATTTATTAAATTTAAATACATATAATATTGAAAAAAATTTTTATGATAAATATAAAATTATTAATAAGTTTTTTATAAATATCATTATTAAAAAATATAAATATCATCCTTCAATTATATTAAATAATACTGAAGACCCATTCACATTAGATAATATAAATGATTTAGATAAAAATGAATTATTTATATATAAAGATAATAATGATACAAATTATTTTTTTATAGCAACAGAATTAAAATATTTCATAGATACGAATGGAAGTTGGAATCCATATACAAAACAGGAATTTAAAGAAGAGACAATAAGAAATTTAATTTATTTCATCAATAGAAATAGATTAAATAAAAAGAAGTCGGTGAATAAATATGAATGGAATACAATTCAACAAGCATTTACAGATGTATCACAAATAATAGAAAAGATAGGATTTTATAATGATCCAAGATGGTTATTAAAATTAACATCTAAACAAATAAAGAATATTATTAAAACATTTAAATTAGTTTCTAGAGAAAATAATGAAAGTGAAAAATATTTTAATAATATGAATGATAATACAATTTTTTATGATTTTGCCAGAGAAGTTATTAAGATATTTGAAAATGGAAATGATAATTTTATTTTATGTTGTAATTTTATAAAATCAATGGCATTATATAGTGATGATTTTTATAATAATATTCCTGAATGGATGTCTGATATTGAAATGCCAGTATCTACCACACTTATATCAATACCTATTAATAATTTAATTATGAATTCTACTGAAATTTTATATTTACTTATGAATAATGAATAAAGAACAAAAAAAAAAATTACCTGATTTTTTATATGTTATGAAACTTAAAACCGCTATTTATAGTTTTATATTATATTTACTGCTTTCTAGTTCTTATGCGTTTAAAATTTTAAATATGCTATTTAATAATTCTTTAAAATTATTAAATGAAAAAAATGAACCATCAATAATAGCAAAAATAATAATGGCTTTTTTTTTAGCTATTATTTTATTTTTCTTTTAAGTATTCTTTTTAGCAGTTCTTTTAGCTTTTGTCTTTGGTTCCTCGTGTTTTGGTTCTTCCTGACTTTGGTCTTGATTATCTCCATTGTCTTCCTCATCACTGTTTGAAACTTTAACATCTGCTAAATCTGCTGTAATTGATACTTCTTCCTCCTCATCGTCTTCCTCATCATTAATTTTCTCAGTATCACTGTCTTCAATGAATTTTGGTCGATTATTTTGAGATAATTGGAATTTGCCAGAAATAACTTTCCATGTGCATCCATATTTGCCACCTGCCAGCCAGATTCCAGTTAATTCAATAATTAATTGTGTTTTACCACCTTTTAATTTATTAATAATTGTATGGAAATCAATTTCAGTATTCTCCATATCGAACACATCAAAATTAAATTTATCATTTTGATTATCATATGGAATTTTAACTCTCATTGTTGGTGGATATTTTCCAACAACTTTTCCTGTCTTAGGATCTTTATCTGTCTTAATCATCAATGAAAATAATCTCGCTACAAATGCTTTATTTCCATCATAATCATCCTTAAACCACGCTTCACGATTTTCAAATGCTTTATCAATAATCTCTGCTTCAATTTCACGCATTTTATCGAGAAAAGTTCTAATTTTAGGATTTTCATCATCACCTTTGAATGAAAGTGTTAAATCATATTTCTTATCAGTAGTCTTTTTAAGTTCGGGTTTTGATTTATCTTCATAACCTTCACCGATACCATAAGGCATATACATAACTGGAGTTTGAATTCTTAGTTTTTGTGTTCCATAATTAACATAAATACTTTTTGATCCAGATGCTAATGTTCTAACTTCTGAATATTTCAATTTAGATACATCAACATTCTTTGGTAAAATTGGGAAACTCATTTTATATTTATCTCTTAATTTAATCTTTAAATAAAATTATCATTTTTTTTTATAATTTCAATAATAATTTCATATAATTATTTTTATTACTATTAATGATATATAAAAAAATGATAATTAATTTAAGTTAATATT